TTATTCATTATACTTACTATTTACATTAATATCACCTCTATTTCTAGAAGTTTGTTTCTCAGTTTCTTTTTCTACAGCTTGTTGTAATTTATCAAAGTTACCTACAGCAGTTGATATATTCTTATATACTTCTAGAATTAATTTAATAGATTCATCATCAACACTTGTATCATTTAAGTAGTTAGCAATATCATCTATCTTATTTCTAGCAGCTTGTAGTAATCTTTGTAAAGGAGTTTCTTGTAACTCTCTATACTTATTCATACCATCTATAACAAGTTGAGATACTTTAAAATTAGCATCTCCTACCATATCTTGTTTAATTGTAGCTTCTTTCTTATCTCTAGGATAACTAGAATAAGGTGAATTAAAATCTATAGAATGGTAGATGTAGGTAAAGGCTTTAAAAGCCTCTACCTTATCTTTAGTTTTATCTGATTTCCAAATAGCAGCAAACTCTGGTATAGTTAATATCTCAGGTGATACTATTACTTTATTATCCTTCTGTTGAAATACTTTCATTAGAATCCATCATTATGTCCTTTACTAGCAGTTCCAAAATAAGCATCTTTAAAATAATCTTTATCTACAGTTAAGTAAACACTAGATTCATAGATTAAGATATACTCAGTTACTTTATCTTCTAAGTCAGTTATTGTTAAAGGTAGGATTGCTCCAGCCCCTAATACATAATCACCTACTTTAAACTTAGTAACATCATCTGCAACAGCAACTACTCTTAAAGGTTTATTATCTACCTTAATAGCACCACTTGAAATAATAATACCACTTGCAGTTGTTTGCGGTATCTCTACAATTAATTGTTTGTTAAATAGTTTAATTCCTTTTAGCTCGTTCATTTCTTTTATTTTATTCATTAATATTCTCTTCTAAAAATTCTTCAAATGTTAATCCCTTATGGGATTTTCTTTTACCTTTTAATATTTTATATACGGATGATTTATCCACATTAAACTTTTCTAATATACTATTTATATTTCCTATATGTATAAGTTCTAAGTTTTTAAAAACTTTAATTTGTTTATTAAATTTACTATTTTTTCTTTCTTCGGAAATTAAGTTTCTTTGAAAACTGGATAATTCTGTTCTTGTTGCATTAAATAAATTAAACCCCTCTTCTATGGAATTATATAGGTTAATATATTTATTTTCTTTTTCTAATAATTCAGATACTTCGCAATATTCTAAAATTTCAAAATATATAGAATCTATAGTATACTTATTTACGAATCGTTGTAAATGTATATTATGATGTAGATTACTTTTTAATTCTGTAAAATGTTTCTGTATTCTAGAATAAAGATTTTTAGAAGATCCTATATAAACTCTTGAATCTAACCTGTTTTTTATAATATAAATTCCTATGTTAGTTCCTATCTTCTTCATCTGCTTCTGTTAACCAACGGCCTAATGGGCATTGACTATTTAAACTTCTTGCTTTTGATGCAACTGGGCATGAACATCCAGGATACTCTTCTCCTTCTTTTCTTAATTTACCCTTATATATAAAGTCTTTAACAACCTTACCCTTCTTTAAAGGATTACAAATTCCTATACTATATAATGGACACTCTGCACATATTAAAGCTCTTGCTTTAGCAATGTATTCTACCTTCTTATTAGGAAACACATAGTTTTTCCAACCATCTACGATTTCAGTATAATTACTCATTATTTCCAAACATTAGTTTTCTATCTTGTTCTTTTCTAAAAGCTGTCATATGATGCTCCCCTCTAATTATTTTAAAAACATCTTCTGTCTGCTCTTTAGTTAAAGTTCCTAAATCTAGCATTAGCACAGATTTACCTTCTTTATTCTTAATAAGCTTTGGAGTATACCCAATAATCTCTATAATTGCTAATTGATCTTCTGTAAATTTTATCATTACCACATAGGTTTTTTAGTTAACACATTACCATCTTTATCTACCATAATCACTAAAGGTTTAGGATTTCTTATTTTTATACTTACAGGGTCTATTCTTTTTCCAGTTTTCTCTTCATAAATACATTCTCCATATATAAGCATATCTAGGTACATTTTATCTAACTGTTCTTTTAGATACTTTAACTGGTCTTCAGTAAAAGGTTTCTTATTACTCATTATAAAACCATTTAGTTAATATAACTAGTAACTCTTCTTGAGCTTGTTCATCTCTAGTTCTTATACCCCAACTATCACTAGTTCCAACTATATTAACTACATATTCAAACTCAAAGTTATCTTCATCTTCATCATCTATAAACTTATCCACTTTACTAGATAGAGATACTATATGTTCCTTTTTAGTATACCAAGTACCATTTAAAGAGAAGTTCTTTTCACTTGAAAGATTAATACCTAAAGTATCATCTTCCTCATCTACTTTTATATTTAGATCTAAATCTAATTTAATCATCATCTTATTATTCTCTAAGACGATTATACTAGGTATATACTTAGTTGGTTTCTCATCTTTTAAGAATCTAGGATAAACAGATATAATTGTTTTACCGTCTACTTCTTCAACTTCTACACTTTTATTTCTCTTGTTGTTGCTCATCTCTCTTCTTTTGGTTTAACTCAAATCTTTTAAAATTGAAAGGTTGACCTCTCTCAATTGCTTTTAATATATTATTATGAGGTCTAAACTTACCTAGACCATTTATAAGAAAAGTCTTCCAACTTTCTTCTTTTCTAACCTCTCTTCTCATAAACTTAAAAGGAGATTCATATATCTCTTTAACAACATGGAGAGGAAGATTATTCTCTTTAGCTACTTCTATTAGAATAGGCTCTATAAACTTATTAGTCATCATTCTTAATATTTAAAGTAATTGATAACTCAATCTTATTATCCTTTATAGGAGGAAGGTATAATATAGAGTTCTTAGTAATAACTCCCTTCTTCCTAAGGTTATACAAAATAACAGCATAAGCATCGTAATTAAAGACAGTTCCTAAATCTTTAGAAACAGCATCTCTAATTTCAACACCAGACTTTCTACTAAACAATAACATGTTAGCAGCCTCTTCACCTAAATGTAAATAACTATTGTATACTAAAGCCATCTTAGATAGTACCTTAATTTGTACTGGGCCTAGTTTATTTCTCCCTAATAAGGGATTAACCAAAGTGTAGTATTGCTCAATTACTTTGGATTTAGAATTCGTAATATTGATTTCTCGTTTCATTATTCTCTAATTCTATTAATTTGTATTATATTATAGCTTACTTAAACATTTCTTTAAGTTTAGCTTCACTTAGTTGTAAAGATCTTTCGTTTGTTAATCTAATAACTTTATAACCTAAAGTGTTTAATTCTTTAGTTCTAAACTTATCTTTAACTTTTTGTTCAGTAGTTAGATGATAACCTCCATCTAACTCAACTACTAATCTTTTATTAGGTATGTAGAAATCAGCTACATAGAAGCTAGTGCTAGTATATATAATTTTTTGAAACTCATATTCTATTTCACAAGCTTTTAATCTAGCTTTAAAAAACTTTTCAGTTTCAGTTTGCTTTTGAATAAGTTCATTACGTCTAGCTTTAGCGTATGACTGCATTTGCTTATTCTTTGCTATATTATCTTTTATAACAAGTTCAGGCTTATTCTCAATAATTCTCTTAAATTCTTTAGCTACTTCTATATTAGAGATAGCATCTAAAAACTTGTAAGCTAGTTCTTTACTAATTTTAAAAGTAACTAAATCTTCTTTTTTCTTTTTACCTCTCATCTTTCTAATTTTTGAAAAAACAACCCTCAGTGCCTTTACACCGTCTTAATAATTTAAATCTAAAGCGTATCTTGGGGATTTACACACCGTTCTATTATACTACCTACATGGGGGCTTCTCTATCAACCTTTAGCCTTATTCCCACCTGTGCATCCAAGCATTTAGATTCTTTCTAAGTACAGCTAATCCTATTTTCACCATCACCAAGTTACCTTCGAGGCTACTTCTTTCTAAAGCTGTTCTAACTAATCCTCCTGAGAGTAGTGTTTGCTACTAGGCTAGATGTTAGACCTTACGACTTACGATATACAATATAATCATTTATTTTAATTTGTCAAGCCAAATAGTGTTAATTTTTTTAGTTCTATATAGCTAACCTTAAAATAATTTAAAAAAATTTTTAGAAAATTTAAAATTGAATTGGGTATTTAAATGTGTGGAGCTCCTCCCTCCAAGCCCACCCACCTGAAATATTGCGGGGAATGTACCCCGTCACTAACTGGCAGTGAGAGCCTTTTAAATTCCCATGAACTTAGAGTTAATCCAATCCGTAAATCCAGTAGTTCCTTCTAAAGGTAGTAATGCTGGTAAACAAATGTTTGTAATCAATGGTAAGCACTGGAGTAAAACAGAGCCTGCAAAAGATGATACTCATGTTTGTTTGGAGGACGTTGAGGTAGTTGTTACACCAGCTGTTGAGGCCACTGATACAACACCAGCTGTTGCAGCAGTTACTAAGACTTATACTAATGTTACAGGCTTTAGCAAAGACATTAGAATGAGTATTGCTGAAAAGATTAAAACAGTGGTAGGTCATCCTGAAGGTTATTCACAAGCAATTGCATTCTTACTCAAGTAGTAGGAGTGCACAGCTTGTGCTGTTTTAGCTGGAGCTGGAGCTGGTATGTTATCTATCTAATAATCATTAGAATATCTATGATTAGCATCAGCTACAGCTTTATCATATAAATTATTACAAATCTTCTATAACTCAATAGTAGTAAGGCCTTGAGCGTTTGATATAGAGTGGTTGACAATCTCCCAACTAATTCATCTAATCCTCTTTTAACTCAATTTAACACAATTATACACATTTTAATAGCTTTTATCATGATTAAAACCAAAATAACCCAACATAAAAAGAAAGAAACTAAACCTAAATATCCTTACTTAGGTAAAGATAAGAACTCTAATTTAGTAGTTTATATATGTGATGAATATGGAGGAGTTGTATTAATTCCTAATGATGAGTATCAAATTGGAGAAATTTTACCACCGATAGATGAAAGAGATTTTATTAAATTTGAAGGTGAAATAACCTTATCTAATGATAACTAATTAATTACTAACAACCTAATATAATAAGAATCTCGAGGACTCAATTAGTATAGCAAATCTCTATATTAATAGTTTAACAGGGTTAAAGTTCCAAAACTATGATTACTTAAACTCTCAACCTAATAAGTTGGGAGTTTAATTTATTTTCTATCAACTAATAGCTTGAACAAATGATAGCTGAAAATGTTGAGTAATTTATGTAAACTAATTTCAATTATTTAAGGCAGAAATCCTTAATGAAAGCTAATACACTAACCAATAATGT